CAACATAGTCACCAGCGTTGCCGAAGCTGCTGGCAGTGTTGGTCAACTCAATGAAACCATAGCGAGTCATAAAGCTCACCACTGGTTCAAAGGTTGTTGGATCCAGAACAACACCACTGCTCATCAACGGAATGTATGGGCAGTAGAATGCTGGAGCGTCTGCTTCGCTGGAACCTTTGTAGCCAACCAGCACAGGTGTTGTGTCGCTGGCATAAGAGTCAACAAACACACGCATTGCGCCGTTCAGTGTACCAACAAACTTGGTGTTGGTAGGAGCTTCAAAAGTACCTTCGGTGGTGCGAGCAAACGCAGAAGTGGTAGCACTTTGCAGCACGGTGAGGGCAGCAGAGCTGACCACTGCATAGTTACCAGCACCACGACGTGTGCGCTGAGCAATCAGGTTAGCAACACGGTTGATCAACACAGCCAGTGCGGCGTGTTCGTCACCAACGAATGTGGCTGTACCAGAAACGGTAGCTTGGTTGTATGTGAACTCAGTTGTGGCCAGGCTGCGCAGGCTCAACAGGATCTCTTGGTCAATCTCAGCTGTGATCTCTTGTGCCAGAGCAGCCATGATTTCAGCTTCAACGTCAATACCATGCATAGCTTGTGCATCTTGAGCAGCTTCAAAAGTCCAACGAGCTTGGAGCTTACGAGTCTTGGCTTCAACAGCTTGCTTCAGGATCTGAACGCTGATCTGACGACCACCAGAACCCTCAAGCACTGAAGTATTGGCACCACCATAGATACTTTGGTTAGTTCCAACCACACCGGAGGTCACTGTGCTTGCTGAAGAGTAAGCAGTGGCAATTTTGAATGGGCTCAGTGCTTCATCACCGGCTGTTACGTCAGTGTTGGCTGCGCTGGTATCATTCATGGTGTTGGCATAACGCACACGCAGAGTGTGAATCTGACCAACTGGTCCAGTCATAGGCTGAACACCAACCAACTCGTTAGCAATAACGGTTGGCATCACACGTCGAATCACTGGCAGAATCACACGATTCAGTGTGGCAATGTTGCCACTGGCGGTGCTGCCAGAACTGGCGTTCTCTTTGAGGTACTTGCGAGTGTTCTCAAGAATCACGCTCATGCTGTTGCGACGAGAACCCTTGAGTCCTTCCAATAAGGCTTCTTTGGTTTCGTCCCAGCGGCCTTCTAGTAATACATCTGACATTTAAGTCTCCTTATTTTAAATGCTTAAAGCCCTGCCAGGCGCTTGATGGCAATAACATTGCTGTTATCTTCTTCAGGGCTACGGGCAGCTTTATCACCAGTTACTTCTGACACACTTTCAGCAATCACTTGTCGAGCTTTTGCCGGTTTGTTGTCAGCCAATACCGCTGGTAGATACTTTTCAAAAGCGTTCTTCAGACGAGCTGTTTGAACACTTTCGAGCAAATTACGCATGACTTCTGCTTTCTCCTGGTTTAGGGGAGAGAGCAATTCTTCCATTGAGCGTTGACGCTCATTGGATTCACGAATCACACGTATTTCGCGTTCTTTGTTTTCAACCAGAACGCGAGCGTTCTCGTTGGCCTTGACTGCTTCTGACAACTGTCGTTCTTGGTTATTGATAACAGCTTGTAGTTTTTTGATTTCAGCTTTCTCATTGAGATGAGTAGCGCCGAATTCAGCAGCATAGGCTTCAAAAATTCTACGTCCAAAATTGTTCTCTCGAGCAACTTGGATATCTTCTTGAAGCTGTGTTAGTTCTGCTTTCAAATGACGGCTTACAGCTTGGCTCAGACGCTTGCTGCTTTCGGTCACAAAACGTGACTTCAGCTTTTCAAGCTTGCTACGAGCTTCACGTACCAAACGTACCTTGGTTTCCACCACGTCACGTTTGTCTTGTGCAAACTCAGTAATTTCTTTAGCCAGGGCATGTACCACAAAACTTTCCAGTTTTTCCAAACCTTCATTGTGTTGTTTGCGGTCTCGGCGCAGTTCGCCAATTTCTTCAGCCAATTTCTTTACCATAAAGTCGTTGAACTTGGTGGCACTTTCTTTCATTTTGACCTGGAACTTGACACGATCTTCGGCCAGTGCTTGCTTTTCAGCTTGAACCAAACGAATTTCATCTGCTATGCCTTCTGTGACCATGCGATCGAGAGCTTCAACCATCACTGCTTTGTCATGTTCATAGCGTTGTGCGAACTCCTCACGCAGTTCAGCACGGACCAATTCACGAGCTTCTGTCAGTTTTGATTCCCAAGCTTCGTTGAGCTCTCTGCTGACGTCTTCGTTGATTAGGCCGCTATCTAGCAATGGTTTAATAGCATCTAGCATGCATATCTCCTTAGATTTTGAGGTCCTTGATTAGGCGCTTGACTTCCTCTTGCAAGTACCTCTGCACCTTGCTGTCCTTGCCAGTTTCACGAGCAATTTCCAAAACTTTATGACCGTACTTCATGTTAAGAAGACCTTCATAGATTGCTTTGGGATATGCGTTAGGGGCACTGGGTTGGGCAACAACATCGACAGTGACAATTTCAAAGTCACTGACATGTCCGTTGCCGTCGTTCACGTTGCCTGAACCACGGCTCGAAACTCCTAGTTTCACTCCTGAATCCAACATGGTTTTGACCAGTTGGCCCATGGGAGTTGGTAATACTCTCAGTTTGCCATACCCACATGGCCCATCCATCCACATTTTTTCAATGGTGTGGCTAACTCTATCCAGATTGATTTTTAAGTCTTCTGGATGATCAACTTCACCCAACACACTGTAGCCTTCGACCACTTGTTTGTTGACGGAATCCACGGCTTTGGCAATCTCGTTCACAGGATACACTCGTTCATTGGCGTTGCGAACACCGCCTTGAATACAAATGCCTTCCATGTACAGCGTTTTGCCTGTGCCGTCAGGGGCATCTTCGGCCAAGATTTTGATCTTGGCCTGATTGAAATTTAGATGCTCACGTAGGTATCTGACCATTTGACTTTAGGCCTTGGGAAAAGGTGTCTTGGTGTTTACACCAGTGGCCTGTGCCAAATGTGGCTTGGTTGCTGGCTTGAGATCCTTGGCACTGGCACCAGCTTTGTTCTGGAAGTCAGTGATAAGATCTTTGGTGCCAGGAGCGCTGCGACCTTTTTCTTCGGCTGTGCTAGCAGACACTGGCTTGGCCATTGCGCCACGAGCACCGCTGTTGTTGGCGTTCACGCTTTTGGTATTGGCTCCACCTTCTTCGTGTGTGGTAGTTTTGGGATGAACTTGCTTGAGGGTAATTGCTTCCATCATGCCTGGCATCATGCCTTCAGTTTCCAACTCATCGTCGTCTACTTCCATGCCAGTCATGCCTGGAGTGTCTGTGGCATCTACTTCCAGGTCCATTTTTTCTTCGCCGCCGCCCAGCTCTGATTCAAATTCAGCCATGAGTTCGTCCAGCTTGTCTTCCAGACTCATCACGCGATCTTCCAAATCTTCTATGCTGCCGCCGCTGTCATCGCCTTCAGCTTCCATGCTGAGGCCTTCTTCTTCCATGCTGACATCATCAATCAAATCGTCAGCTTGATCTCCGCCCATGGCTTCGTCGTATTGGTCCATGCGTCCCATTGCGTCATCTTCAGCAATAGACTCTTCCTCTTCTTCACGAGCTTCGTCCATAGACTCGTCGTCGTGATGCTTGGCTTCTTCCATTGACTCTTCTTCTTCGGCCATGAGGCTTTCGTAGATGTTGCGACTCTTTTCCACAACAATGTCGTGGAATAGTTCGCGAGCTTTTTGCTCTTCGTCATTGATGACGTATTCGATCAACTGCTCGAAACGATTTTTCATTTAATAAGGCTCCTATAGGTGTTGGGTATTTGCCGCCCGGCAAATCTATACCTATATTTACAAAATCGTGCGAATCTCAGCGGTTTATGGCAGAAAAACTGCCATCTTTGGCATTACATCGCTGGTTGAGCCGGAGGTGCGTACTGCTGACGTACCAATTTGAGTTTTTCATTGTACTCATAGGTACGTAGATCATTCATGCGTCTCAGCTTGTTGAGCTGAAGCAGAGTCAACTTGGATTTGCGCAAATCACCAATGCGCGGCTGACTGTTGTCTTGCGCAACGTCTTGATAAGCAGCAGGTGATTTTTGATAAATCTCGTTGAGG